ATCAACTGCCGATGCAACTGCTATGGCCACTGCATTGTGCCATAAGAACTGCGAGCTCTCGTATATGCTGAAGGCCGAACTTGCTGGTCTATCGTCTATTCGGCTCGGTGATTATATCGAGGTTACATCAACTTGGCTCAACCTCACAAACGCCACCTATACTGTCACGAAGTGGGAATACAACAGTTCCAGCTACAGAACAAGCATTACTCTTGAGCCTAGAACCACACTCGGTTACAGCGAAGCCGGCGGAATAGAAGGTTACAGGCGAGCATCGGAAAAAGGCAGGCAAGAGCAAAGCGACAGGTACTATGGCAACCTATCAACTCAAACGTGGTCGTAAACATGGATTCTGACATAATCGTATTTGCCGACAAGTATCTCGGCCTCAAATTCCCGAAGCATCAGGTTAGGTGGCTAGAGCATATTACGGCGAGCAATAGGACTTTGCTTCTAGGACCGCGTGGGCATGGCAAATCAACTACTGTGACTTATGCATATTTGGCTTGGCGATTATGCAATGACCCATCTTTGCGAATACTCATCGTTGCTCACAAGGACCAGTTCGCACAGAGCCTATCTCGTCAATTGCGAAGCCTGTTAGACAAGCCTGAAATCCAAGAAGACTTTGGCCTTGAACGAGGCAAGTCTTGGAAGATAACCGAATGGTATGTCAAGGATACAAAGCGAAATACCGACTCGCGTTATCCATCGGTCAAGACAACTGGCAGAACCGGCGGTGTAACAGGTGGTCGCTTCGATATTGTGGTCTTTGACGACCTCGTTCACGAGACCAACGTGGCAACCGAACAGATGCGTCAGAAAATCAAGAATTGGATAACTTACGAGGTCATGCCGACTCTTGACCCACAGAAGAAGAAGATTATTGTCGTTGGCACGAGGAAACATTCCGAAGATTGGTATTCGGAACTCTTGGCCAACTCGGACTATACTCACATGGTCGATAAAGCAATCCAAGACGATGGGACCGCGTTATGGCCTGAAGTATATCCAATCGATGAGCTTGAGAAGATAAAGCGCGAGATTGGCATGGTCGCCTTCATGCGTGAATATCAGAACGAGCCAATACCTGCAACAGGCTGGCGTTTCAAGCTCGAATGGCTGAAGTTCTATGACAAACTGCCTCCTGAGCACGACCTTGAATATTACGTCGGCATAGACCCATCTCACGGCTCAACAGCCAAGCGAGCAAGTTTCTTTGCCGTCGCTGTGATTGCTTACTATCCAGTGACCGATGAAATCTTCATCATTAACCTCTTCAGAGGCAAGATGGGAGTTGAGGACCAAATCGCCAAGGCCAACGAAACCATCGAGCGATACAATCCCAAACAAATCAATATTGAAGCAGTTCTTTCCTATACTCAGGTTTACAAGGCTATGGATGACCGCTTCAGCAACGTATGGCCTATCGACTATGTGCATATCAAGATGAAAGGCACAACGGCTCAGGATAAGATAGCTCGTGCTGAGAACATCATCGGCAGTTACATTGAACGAGGCCGTGTCTATTTCAAGAAGCCTGATATTGACCCGTTCACCAAGATATTCATAGATGAGGAATACCTGCCGTTTCCTCAAGGCGAGATGGACATGTTCGACGCTCTGAACTTGGCTGTTCACGAGATTGAGACAAACAAGAAGCTAACGCACATGCCGTTCTACTTTCCTCGCACAAGGTAGATAAGCAGACAACCTCATGGCGAGGTTGCACGATTGCATAATATTCTTGGTATTATTGCGTTCAACCGTATATCTTCTTGTGTATTATTGAGCGGGATGCAATAATACCGGAACTGTTATGCTGTGCAGGAGCAATCAATGCAAAAGCAATATGAACAAGTCTTGAACCAGTACGTAGTTGGCGGTTACAGCCGTCAATACATCAAGGTTCTGCAGAGCTTCTTGAGCCGACTGCCATCTCCTGAAAACCTAAGTCCTGAGTGGATTATGTCTTTTCTCTCTCGATATGACAATGTAGCCACTAGGAGGCAATATCATGTCTATTTCAAGACGATATTGAAGAAGATGGGAATAGAGATGCAATTACCTGTCATCAGGTTCAAGCACACCATGCCAACTGTCGAGCGAGCCGATATCCTGACCGATGAGGATTACGACTCCTTACTTCGAGGATGCAAAGATACAGCAGAACGAGCCGTGATTGAGACCTTGTACCACACAGGAGTCAGAGCCTCGGAACTTCTAAGTATCAGGAAGACGGATGTTACGATGGAAGACGAACTTCTGCTCATAACGGTTCGAGGCAAGACCGGCGAGAGAACAATTCCTGTGCCTTCTGATGCAATGCCTAACCTCTTAGACCATTATGCCGTGACTGAGGAGCAGGTCTTTGACCTGACCTATATTCAATTATATTACCTCATCATTCGCATATTCAAGAGAGCTGGCGTCAGAAAGAGAAAGCGAACCATTCACATCTTCAGGCACACCAGAGCCACAATTCTAGCGACTGAGATTAGTGAGGCTTTGCTTCGCCAATTCATGGGTTGGAGTCGAAACAGCGATATGCCGAGCATCTACGTTCATCTAAATCTCAAGTCTCTGAAAGATGCAATCAAGAAACTAAATCCGGAGTTGGCTGCGTAGAGTTGGGAGAGCAATCTCCCATCTTTCTTTCAATTGGCTTTCTTGCCTTGTCTTGCTGAAGTTCGGCCTTGGAAATCTTCTTGAGCAGTTTGGCTGGGTTGCCTTTGGTCTTGGCTATCATGGCCTTCATCTCGGCATTGAATGTGATTACTGGCGAGACGACCTGAAGTGATTTCGTGCTGGTAAATGAAGACATAGTTGGCGAGCCTATTGACGCTTGAGCAGATATAGACTGGCCTCCATAGTAATTGATTTGAGGTCTTAACTTGTCTTCGCTGCGGTCTATGTCCTCGCAAATGAGGTGGATAATGTAGCCTGCACGGCTTCGAAGACCAAGTGCCTTAACTCTATCAATTAGATATTGGTCCATTGCATCTTGAATACAAATTGCGACGACAACCATCTAATTCACCTCCTCAATCTGAAGTAATACTTGCGAGCGTGTGGAGACCAATAATGCTCCAACACTTGCTGGCTCACCAAGGACCACAAATGCTTCCGCGCAATGTCTAGAGAAACAGAATATTCTTCTGCGATGTCTAGACCGCCGAAGCGCCGATGGCTCTTAGCATACTGGCGAACCATAGTATCTGATAGTCTAGAATTCATTGTGGCTCACCTTCTCTTATGATTTCAAGAATTTCACCTCTAAGCTCTTCATATAGGTCAATAATCGACCAACGAGCTTTGAGATATTTCATGCATTGAGCAACAAACGGACACATCGCCTTGCATTGTGAATCGGGCAAGCGAAGCATTGTTCGGTCTTCGGGAAAGAGCACAAAGCCTAGAAAGCAAGGCCCATAGAGCATCTTATGCACTGCATCTAACCTTGCCTTCATCATTTCAAATAGTAACTCCGTACTCATCTATTTCACCTTCAGAATTCATCCAACATCGCCTGCTGTTCATGTGGCTTAACGTCATATTCATTGGCGTTGCCATTTGGCCTCACGAGTAAGACGTCATTATCGACCATATTCTTCAGAATGGTTGAGAGCCACTTTGGCTCGTAATCGACTGCATTAGCAATCTGCTTCGTATTGGCCCAAGGATGTGCTCTCAGCCAACTTACGATGGCGAACTCAGTATCACTCACTTTGCGAGGCATTTTGTTTCACCTTGTTCTATTGTAACGTTTTCATTAAGCAGCTCATGTGCTGCTTTTGTGAGCCTAATCTTCTCATACTTCATCCCAAAACCTGATTGAACATAACTCTCAATCAAACCCAATCGACACATTCGATTTATTGAGTCGCGGAAGCAGTCATTGTCAATTCTGAAATGCTCTGCCGTCAGTTTAGCCATATTGTACTCGTGAACCTGACCTGCTATCTCGTATTTGAGAAGCATGAGCACAACCTTGTCTATGACTTGGAGACTTGGTCGTTCAATCCACTTCAGACTCAGGAAATCCAATGTTTTGTAGCATTGTGTCCTCATTATGTATCACCTCATCGTTATCCCAAGGCAGAATAGTCAAGAATATCACGAGCCAAGCAAAGAGCAATATAGCAAATCCAATCAATCTAGACCATCCCATACAAATTGTTTAGGCAAGTTTTGCTTGGGTTGCTTCTTCTCCTCGCAAAGCTGATAACGGTAGTAATCTTGCCTTGTGTGCTGGTTGGGAAGACACGTTATCTTTCCATCAGCCACCAAATTGATAACGGCGGCTCTCACTTCTTGGATTGGCAATTTGCCAAGTTTGGATATTCTGCTCGGAAATGATGGACCATTTGCGAGAATATTGAGAACCTTTTCTTCAGCAAGATAAGCGCCAACGTGTGCATCGTGCAACGTCAAATTCCATAGACCGCTGGCCTGCAAAGCGACGTCTAGATTCCCATCCACCCATGAGTCGATTATCTTGATTATGCGAAATCTGCAGTTTCGGCAGTAGTTACGCGAACCATAAACATAGAATAGGTCAGGCGATGCGCCGCAAATATGGCATTTCATAATCTAGCCTCCAAAGGTGACTCCTGAAATCAGAGGTGCTAAAATGAGTCGGGAAGAAAGTGTTGATTGTTGGCGAAAAGATGTGATTTCAGGAGTCTTTGTTGGGTGCTGGCTGAAGCAGGTGCTGTTCAAATCTGGTGATAGAATGGCTCGAAGTCGGAAAGCTACGGAGAAAGCTTCAGCCAGCTTGTCTATTCCTGAGCAGAAGATGCCCAAGATTCGATTCTGTCTCAACAATCGAGTTAAACTTCGAGTCTTAGGAATACCAATCAAGACCGCTATTCTTTGAGTGAAATGAGTCTTCAGACTCGCCTCGCCAGCCTCAAAACGGCTTAGAACTTGGTCATTAAATGTAGATGGTAAAATGAACCAATGAGATGGCCAGTTCTTAACCTCAACTAGATGCTGTTTTCGACCAACTTTAAAGAGCAAGTCGATGTCTCCAGCGCCTTTGCCCAAGGCTGTCTTGAAGCGCCGTGAAATGCCTTTAATGCCTAGATTAGTGAGGCAATCGAACACGGCCTTTTCACCTTCCATACCAGTGAGGTTCCTGATTGTTTGATTCATTAAACCACCGGATTTGATGTTAAACGTTTCACGCGATGCCTATTAAACTGTTCGCAAGGTTTTCTTTGATGCACCTTCGATTAAGAGGCAACGTTGGCTCGCAGGGAAGTTACATTTTATGGCAAGAACGGCTGAGAAAGTTACAATCTCCTATGGTCAGTATGATGGTCCCACTGATGCTGGTTGATAATATGATAGAGAAGCTAAGTCATTCCTGCCAACGGAAAGCACAACACTAATTAACATCAGAATCGAATTGTTAATGATGCATAATGTTCAGCGCACTCATTGACTCATCTGCTCACCACGAACATGATAGCCATGTACCTGTGCATCAACTACTACTTAGTATAGCTGGCCAATATCTTGTCTAAACCCAATATGAAACAATACTCTGTTCATTCAATAGCGACAGGCATAGCAGCATTCACTCTAATGGCAGGCGCTGTGCTTGGCTCGCTAGGCATCTGTGCATTGGCTGTGCTCATGATTGTAGAGTCTAAGACGGCAGTAATGGCTGCTCGCAATAACACTGGTGAGTAATATGGGCGGGTCTAACTTCAACGCAATGGCCATAGTTGTACTATATAGCTCAGAGATTTTTCCCACGGAGGTAACATAATGTCAGTAGAAGTCATGGTTACTCCCGAATTGGCCTCACAAGGCTGGCTCACTCGCTGGATTCAGAACGCTCTAGACATCGCCTTGATGCGGACATTGAGGCAGATTGGTGACGTCATCAAAGACTTTGTTCCCGTCAGAAGTGGCAATCTCAAAAACAGCCTTGAAGTCTCGATAGTGAATGAAGGCATCAGGCTCACTTGGTCGGCTCCTTATGCCGAATACGTCGATAAAGGCGCTTCTCCTCACATCATCGAGCCAACAGGTCAGGCTTTGAAGTTTGAGGCCGGTGGTCAAACAGTGTTTGCCAAGCGAGTCAGCCATCCCGGCTTTGCTGGCTTAGACTTCAGTTCTCTCGCCATGTTCACTTTGCAGAATATGCTGCAGGAAGAATTCATCAAAGCAGCAAATGAAACGAAGGTTCAATAAATGAGTACAATAACGTCAGGAATCAGGCGAATGGTCAATGCAATCGAAGCAGGCGGAAGACGAGCCTTCAACACGCTAAATCCACTTTATCGTCAGGAAACCTCACAAAGACTGTGGGATGCAGGCCCAGTTGGCAAGAACGCGCCGACAACCTTCGTTCCTGACATAATCACCTCAGAGTCGTGGGATAAAGACGATGTTGACCATCAGGCCAAAGTTGCGCGAGAAGACCCACTTGCTCATTATGTTGTCTATAAACTGGCAGAAAATGCTCTTGATGATTGGTTCAAGTTCGTTGATGAGAGCGGCAATGAAATCATGCAAGACGTTCAGTTGGAGCTTAGAAGGCTGAACGCAAAGCAGATTCTTACTCAGGCCTTGGCTGCCGAGCGAGCATTCGGTTGGTCTTGGCTCTATACTGGCAGGAATAGGTTTAGAACACCAGACTTTCAAGGCGGACAGATTGGCGCGCTCGATTATTTCACGCCTCAAGACTGTGTTGTTGATGAATTCGACCAGATGGGCCAACCTTCGAAGTTGAAAGTGACCGTGCAGGTTAGCTCGGCAGCCGGTACAACAGGCAATAAAGAGTACATTTTGCCTGCAAGTGAATTCGTGCTTTGGCGGACAAGACCATATGACCGAACTTACCAAGGCCGAAGCGCCATTTACAGCGTATGGGATGACCTCACCTATATGCGTTACATCGTTCATGCAATGGCTTTCTGGGATATGAAGATTGGAGTTGGCATATTCGCGGCCTATCTGAAGAAAGATATGACCGAAGATATGAAGGCAAAGATGGATGCTTCATTCGAGGACATAAGCACAAAGCGAGCATTGGCCATCAATCCATCAGATATAACCAAGATTGAGTTCATCGGGCCAAGTTCAGGTACAACTAACTTCGAGTCTCATCTTGATTCCTGCATGAAACGAGTTGCCGCTGGCACAGGTATTCCGAAAGATGTGCTCATTGGTGCAACCGCTGGCGCAATAACCGGCTCAGAAATCAATGTGAAGAGCCTCTATGCCACAATATCTCAGATTCAACAGTCAATCGAGCCGATGATTCGTGAACTCGTGAGGCGAATGGGATATTCTGACGACTTCGAGATTGAGTGGAATACACGGTTTGCCTACGATGAAGAGCAAGAGGCTAAGATTGACAATTATCGAGCACAGACGCTTCAAATCAAGTCTGCTTGGATGACCAAGAATGAGATTCGAGCAGAAAGCGGTCTTGACCCAATAGAAGGTGGAGACCAAACAAAGCAAGACATCACGATTGGCGTTGCTGGCCTAAAAACTCCCGACCAACAGCAACAGACAAGAAACCCACAAGGTGTGAACTATGGTTGAACAAGATAAGCGAATAGACGAAATCAGAGATACATTGCAGTCCATATTGGATATGAAAGAGAAGTTGAATGTTTATGGTCTGCCCGCCGATTGGATAAAGCAGAAAGTCTCAGAGATTCGAGAATGGGCATCAAACTCAAAGCGAGTCAATCCACCTGTGGAATTCGTTCACCAGTTTGTTGCTAATGAAACGGTCCAATTGGCCATAAGTGAACTGAGCAAACCTGTTCCCGACATGTGGTATAAAGACCAAGGTACAAAGCAAATCAAGCAGGCTTTGATGTGTATTGACAATTATTCAGGCGAACCAGAGAAAGGTCCGCCGATTGATAGCTTCATTCTTGGTTCAACTGACCAATATGGAGTTCCGCTTTCCGAGTCTAAGACAAGTCTAGGTAAGAAATGGCGGTCTCGGCGTGATGCTGCAAGACGCGAGCAAAAGAAGCTTCAAGAATTGGCAGAGAAGCGGAAGCCGACTACTCCTTCACCTCAACAGGTTAATGATTATTGGTCTCGAAAAGCCAACAAGCACCAGAATGTAGTTGATGAACAAGAGGAAGCAGAATACAAGAAAAAGAGCTTAGCCGATAGATTACGTGAGGCGAGGAGACATGGCCGTCATTAAACGAAAAGGCATTCTAGCAAAACCCGGCGAAATCAAATATGGGGATAAAATTGAAACTAGAACTGCCGAAGAACTAAAATATGCTGTTCAGCGACAGCATGAATTCATACTCACATATGGACATCCAACCGATGGAACAGCAATACCTACGGTAAAGCAATTCATCGGCGTCGTGAGTCCATATTGGGATTCAGAGAAACAAATGGTCTTGGCCGACTATAGTTTCTATGACGAATATTGGAACAGCATTCCTGAGTCAATCCGTAAGAAGATTGTCAATCTAGAACCTGTTCCAGCCTCCATTGGAATTACGGTGGATGATGTGAAAGATGGTGCTCAGAAAGGCATTATGTTTACGCACGTCGCCTTAGTTCCTGAAGGAGAGAAACCATTAGTAGAAGGTATTGGTGTCAACATGAGAGCGGAATCCAAGCGGGAGCTTGCGTTACCACCAAACTATAGAGAAGAAAGCACAGAGATTAAAGAGCCAGAAGTCAAGGCGAAAGCCGAAGCTCCGAAAGCATCAGAGTATGTTTCTAAGACAGATTTCGATGCTTTCACGGCCAAAATTGATGCTCTTCTCAAGTCCCAGAAACCTCCTGAGCGGGAGCCAGAGGTCAAGGAAAAGAAAGAACCTGAGCCACAGAGGCCAAAGGTTGAGGAACCGAAATTGGCTCCAGAGGTTCTAATTCCAGCAGGAGCACCTGTCGAAAAGAAGTTCGAGGAGCAGAATGGCTGGATAATAATAACTCCTCGACCAAAACAACAACAATTCAACACAAAAAAGGAGTGATTTGAATGGGAATTAGAAAAATGTCCAGTAAGACCAGAAAAATCGTTGTTCACGAAGGTTTTCCTTGGGGAACTAGGACAGGCAGAGTAAACGCTGCAGATTTGAAACCCGGCATGGTCGTGACTGCTAACGGTCAGACAGCACCAGACATCGACAAGCCTGATGCGGCTGGGGAATCGGCTTACGGCGTTGTTGGATGTCCTCCCGAATCAGACGTAGATGTAGTGTTGGCAGATAATTCTGAACCAGACGTCTATCTATGCGGTTCCGGCGCAGTTGTCTATGTCTTCAAGAAAGGCGGCGCTGGTGGTGGAGATGTAATTCGAGGCGATGTTGTCTGTGCAGATGATGCAGGAGATTCGGGTTACGTCATTCCGTTGTATAAGTACACGGCATCGGATGTCGCAACAACTCAGTTGAAAGCATTGCAGGCAGTAGTTGGCAGAGCTATGGAGACCTTAGCTTCCGAAGCCAGCGGTGGACCTCTCAAGGTCATGTTGAACTACTAAGCGGTGATTGAAAATGACTAGCTATAGATTGACAACCAATGACATAACACTCATTGAGACCGCAGCTTCCGACTATGCTCAGTGGGGAACTAGCTATAGGCAGTGGTGTCCAATAACCACAATCCCAGCTACCTATTATACCAAATTCTACACAATGGATGCGGTAACTAGACCCGGCTTCTCAAAAGACGGTTCTTATAGCATGGGTATGGCAGTTAGCAAGCAGGAAAACTCAAGCACATTGACTTGGATGAGGTTCAAGTTTGAGATACCTTACCAAGAAATGGAGTCCGCCCGATTGAGTGGAGTTCCATATTGGAGCCAGTACGTAACTGCAGCTATGACAAAGTTGGACCATGAAATCGAGAGATTGATTATCCAAGGTGTAGATGCTGATGAGGACTCTCCGTCAATTAACGGAATGTTCGACTCAGGAAGCGATATGAACAACGCAACTTGTGACGCAGCACTTTGGAACACAGCTCCGGCTCCGATAACTCACTGTGGTCAGGCCGTAAATGCAATGGTAGCGGCTGGTTTTGAACCTCCATACAATTGGATACTCTCAATTAACCTTCTATCAGGCATGAAGCAACTTCACAATGCTGCAAGCGACCTATCATGTGAGGACATCTGCAGAACGAACTACAATATCAACGGCGTGTTCTATGGAAGAACTGGAACCACAACCGACCTAATCACATATTCGTTCCCAACACCGGCTACGGATGATGCTCTATACCTCATGTTCAAGCCTGACGTTCAGAACTTCAGACTTGCTCAGGTGTTCGCACCAAGGATAAAGATGAACCCAGAGCTCGACCAAGGCAGCAATAGGTACATTGGATATGCTGAATGGCTCGGAACCGTCGAAATTCCACGAGGAACCTCAATTCAGTGGAACAACGATGTGGACTTGGCATAGGTGGTGCAAGGCATGGCTATTCCTGAAATAAGGACAAAGGTGCTTGGAGTCGTCGCAGCAGCTTTTTGGGCCGCTTTCTTTGTTGGCCTGATTAGCTACTTCGGTCTTCCAGCATCCGGCCAGTGCCTGCTCGTGATGGGTGTATGGCTACCAATAATGTATTCGGCCTACAAGGCCATCTCGGAAATAGACCAGACGTTTCTATTGGCGATGTCAAACACATTGCTCGTAGTGCTTCTGGGATATGCGAGTGGCGTCGGCGTATGCATTGGTTGGGATTTATTCACTCTCGTCATCATCTTCATCATGGGTGAAGTTGGCCTATTCCTCATAATGGACTATCTCGACTTCGGGGAATTGGAGCCTGATGAGCCTGAAGAAGTAGAAGAACTACCTCTTGAGGCAATCAAGTCTCCTCCAACCATTGAAAGCAAGGAGGCAAGCTAAATGTCGATTGACGCATGGCTCGGCTTTCCGTTGAACGCGGATGCAATAATGAAGCTCATTATCATCTTCGCTGTGGTGATGAGTGCGACATTGGTCGCAATCATCATCAAAGAAATGCAGACCTTTGGAAGTCCGGGAAACCCGGTCCTAAAGCTCTGGAAAGATGAAAACAAGCTGATAATGCTCATGGGCTTCGGGTTAACCGGATATTTCTGGTTAATGCAAATGAGCCCGATGGAAGTATTTCTATGGGCCGCAGGTCTCAAGGTGGGTACTGGAACTTTAATCAACGTGGTCCAGTGCGTCAGAGGCAGGTTGCTTTACAGAAATGCTAATGGAACTATTGGTGTGATGAACACCAAGACTATCGCGACTACAATCGTGGCTCCTGAAGCCACAATCGCAACAACGGAACCGCACAAGAAAGTGGTCTATGTACCAAAATAGAGGTGGCACAAAATGTGCAATAGTGGAAAAAAGTCTAAACCAAGGAGGCCAAGAAAGTAAATGGTCCGAGCCACAGAGGCTCGTGTATTGGTAAGACTTGGTGCAACAGCTTGGCCAGTCGTGAGCTGGACTCAAGCTGCTGTCACAGCCTTATGTACGCAAGCCGATTATATCATAGATGGCTACACCTATCCGGATACCATCTCGACAACTTCGAATACGGCCATAGAACTCGCCGTCGATGTCGTATTGAGAATGATGCGAATGGCTGATATGATGCAGGAAGCCGGCGGGTCGTCATCGGCTGATGGTCGGTCATACACGGATTTCGAGATTCTCAATGAGCAAATGAGAGAGAGAATATCTGCTCTGCTGAGAAGCTCCGATTATCGAGGCATAACGATAATTGACTTGATTGAGGATGATGAATAAATGGCAACGATAGGCGACGCTATGGTCTCGGTAATTGATACGAACTGGGGAGCAGATGGTGGTGGCGGAGCAAAGCCCGCCAACATCATTCACACAGTCGATTATAGACGAAGTCCGCCCACTCGTTCAAGTGCAGAGAGTATTTCCATTTGGTTGCCTATTCCCGCTAAGAGAGACCCAATAAATGCGAGCTATGCCAACGTTGCCACGTTGATTTCAATACGAGCCTCAACCCCATCTTCAGATACTCGATTGAAAGAAATTGTTGATGAGGTTCGCTATCTGGTCAATACTTATGCCATAACTGGTGTGAATGTTCAGTTTGTCGAGAAAGAACAGGATATGTCGGACAGACACAGGCAGATATTCATTTACGAATTGACGGTTCAATGCATTCAGAATATGGTCGCGAGCACAGCAACGACTTATACCGGCGTGCTAGCTGGGTCGCTGTACGTTCTTAGAGACGGCACGCTCCCACTCACGGCGAACTGGGATGTTGGTGCTTTTTCGATAACCGCATCTAAGTACATCTCGAACATTGCAGTTGGAACTCAACCATATGCCTGTACCTCCACGACTAAGAATACCAATCTAAATGCTGATTTGTGGGATGGTTACGAGTTTGCCGATTGGATGGACCAAGCAGTAAAAGCGGCTTCGGCTCCATCATTTGCTCATATTCACTTAACAGTGGCAGACGGGACAATCCCAATAGAAGTTACGAGCACAACGATGTGCACAAACCTCAATGCAGAGCATTGGGGAGGTTATCACACAAGCGCCTTCGTTGATGGGAAATTGACGAGATACAGCGCGGCTGGCACACGCCTTGAGACCGGAACCGTTGCCGAATCGGCTGGAGCGTTGAGTGCAATTACCTCCGTTTCAATGTCTGCTGGTTTATCAACTCCAACCAGCATTACAATGAACGGAGCAATAAGCGGAGCCACGAATATTGGAATGAACGGAACTTTAGGCACAGTGTCCACACTGACGATAACCGGCGCTATTGCGACGGCGACCAATATCTCAATGACAACCGAACTCGATATGACGGGAACTGGTGCAATAATCGACCTGAACCCATCTGGAACAGCAAGTACGAATATTATCGACATAACTCCATCAGCAGCAATAGCCGCTGCGAGTGCATGGACAGGTATCAGGATAGCAACTGGCTCTCTCGACCCGCTTGCCGGTGCTGTTACAACCGTACAAGGCATGGACATCAATCTCGCAGGTACGGCTTCAGCTAACGGAAATGCAACTCTGAAAGGCTTTGTAGTCGATGGTTCGGCAACAGACCTGCAATTTGATTTTGAATGCCTTCCTGTTGCAAAGACCAACGCTACGAACTACACCAGCTTTGAGACATATCTTCCATATGCTCTCGGTCAGACCCAGACCAACTACGGTCTGCGTGTCGAATGGTCAGCAGCGACAAGGTCTGCCAATGCTCCGGTTCTCATTGGTGTATCATCTGAATTGCCAGCATCTTACACCAACTTTGGAACTTGCTATGCTGGTTATTTCTCTGGTGCTAGTAAAGTTGTTCAATTGTGCGACGCAGCAAACGCAATTACCACCACAGGAACCATTGTTTCCAGTGATTACATCCAATCAACAAACGGAACATTCAGGTCTGGCAATACTCATGGGATTCTGAATGCGAATGGTGCTGGCGCAGCAATGTATTTCACGGATGATGTTGTGGACCACTCGGCAAGTTGTGGCGGCGCCACAGCCGTCAGTGTTCATCAAGGATATTACGTTCATGTGTGGGCAGCATCAAACCCATCGAGAAAAGAAAACATATTGGATGCCGACTCAATCGAACTTGAGAGACAGTTCGATAGTTTGCGAGTCAAGTCTTTCAATTGGAGAGATGACAGAACAATGACAACATATCTCGGCATACTCGCAACTGAGGCTCCTGATTTCGTGAGAAAAGATGCAGATGATGGAACTCCCGAAGCAGTGAATTACGACGCCATAGATATGTTGCTCGTTAACAAAGTCAAGCTACTAGAAGAAAGAATAGCCAAATTGGAGGCTGCAAAGTAATGGGAATATACAATCAGTATCGTGATGGATACGCAAGAGAATCAACATTTGGAACAACAGCAATCGCTAACGCTGCTGCCACAACTTATCTATGGGGAGTATTGAGTGAAAAAGTCACACATCCGAATCCGAAGACGAAAATGATTTACAGAGCAACGGGTGTTAATGCTCAAGAAGTACCTGATACTTACTTGTGGAAGTCAATTTTTGAATTGACGGGGATGTACGCCGTCGGAATGCAGAACGGCATATTATTGCAGGCTGTAATGGGATATTCTTCAACTGCTGGTCCGGTTGGTGGTGTCTATACCCACACGATTTCAGCTCCGACGGATGGTTCGAAGCTTGATTCATTCACGATTCAACACGAGAGAACAGGTACGGCAACCAACTGGGCAGTACAATATTTAGGTTGCAAGATTGCCGGTCTTGTTTTGGATTGCAATTTTGAAAAGAAATATCTGATTGCCAAAGTCAATTGGATGGCAAAAAAGGCAATTGACCCCGGCTTCATATTGAACAGCAGCCCATCATTACCAGCAACAGCTAATATTGCACCTTATCATTTCGGTTCGATGTCTAGAACTTTCGATGGGAATTCTATTGATGGACTTACTGCTATGGAACTTGGCATCTCGCCCGATTTGACACCGATATTTGCCCATACATGGGATGCCGGAAGTTACACAGGCCAATGGCTCTATGACATAATCGAAAGTCCGAGAAAGCAATACAACCTCACAATGGATGTCTCTCCGGACAGCGACGATATGTGGGATGAGCTTGTGTCCAATGGCAACACGAAGAATATTGTCTTTACTTGGACAAGAAGCACCAATGACTACATCACGGCAACACTGACCGATTGCCAATTCACGAGCCACGAGATAATAACTCCCAAGGTCGGAGATGCTCTCGTTGAAAGAGTAGAATGTGAACCGAGAAGCATTACATTCACGGCCAAGGACCAAATCGCGGGGGCGCAGTATGGTGAGTAACGACATAACTATTTTCGTCGGAGTTGATACATCAGATGGAATGGCGGAGTTGGCCGATTTCCAGAATAAAACAAACGAGGCGTATGAAGAATACAATATGATGATTAGTAAAGTCCAGAAAGAAACACTTCAGTTTGTTAGATTCGCATATTCCGTATTCAACCAAGTTCGCAGCATAATGACCAGACTTGGATATGTCTTTGACCCATTCTTAGATGCCGTGCTCGATACAATCAGTGTGTCTGTTTCTGGTTGTCTATCAATGGTTGCAATGTCCACCGCGGCCGGACCTTTTGGCGTTCCAATGTTGCTCATATCGGCCTTGGCTTTCGGTGTTGCGTTGGGAGCACAAGCACGCGCAATCGAGGCTTCACTTCAAGCCAAAGAATCAGCACAATATGTAAAGAATATGCTATCAAGCGTGGACTTTGCACCTGTCATTGGATATGGAGGCGGTTAAATGGTGAAATGTGCGAGATGCAATAACAACCCGCCACAACAGAAGCCGGATTTCTATATCCGTTGTAGAAGCAACGATGAATGGGAATCTAACTTTGATGTTTGTTTGCGTTGCTTCTTGGAGATAATCAAAGGAGATGATATGAAATGGTCGATACGGCACAAGTAACATATGAGCACACGGCAGGCAATACCTTGTCATTCTTCACGAATGACCTGAAGATTAAGATAAATCGGCTCTTCATGGACATAACAGCGAGACCCGATGGAGTCCTAAAGGTCACAGACCCAACAGTAATTCAGAGAGAATTCTCGTGTTCTGCCATTATGAGCGCGGATAACTACAAGATACTCTACGATTGGTATGTTGCCGCAATCACCTATACAGGCGATTATCCAAGGCTCTCTGCTGTCTATCTAGATGGCGATACGATACTAACCAATATCGAGGTAGCGATAGTCGGTCTTGAGGCATCGATGGTGGCCGCTAATACATGGCGTGTTGCAGTAGCGTTCAAGGAGAAATCGGCATGAGACTAATGGTCGCTTCATACAACAATGGTATCGTTGATTGGAATGCAGAGGCGGAGGAAATCAATTTCCTGAGTTACTCGATAGACCATTCATTTAATGGACCTGCTGTGGCGACAATCATTCTATCTGACCCAACTGGCTCAATCAATCAGAAATACAATGTCGATGCCAATGATGTCTATATTGGAGTCGCCAAGCTCACGATTGAAGACCCAACAGGCACGGATATCTTCTATGGCCGGATTATCTCAGCTAGAAGTGACAGCATCAGTCATCGCGTAACTCTTACTGCTCGTGATTGGCTCGACCAATTGAATGATGAGTTGGCCGATTATGACATGAGAGAAGACCTGAATGGTTCAGGACTTAGAGAATCTACGGCACATGGAGATTGTGATAGCGCCACAACTAAAGCACCAGCATACAAAAATGGCGTCAACTACTATCTGATTGATGACGACATGCACTGGGCGGCTGACCAATTCAATACTGCGCCTGCGACATTCAATGGCCATTATGTATTGTTTGACGCGGGTATGGCCGGAAATATCACAGTTGGTGTCGGACCCAATAGCTGTTCTTCTACAGATGCAACTACTCACGACAATCATTACTATGATTGTTGGGTTGCTGATGAGAACAACGACCATTATCAGGACAATAACAGCGATTTCTACGTGGACTATAACTTCGACCTGCGGGTTAGCGCGAGTGGTTTCTATGATGGACCGTTGAGAGCGGCACGAATCAAGATATGTTATCGAATTACAGGTGATTCAGCAACTAAGGCGAAGGTCCAAACTCTGAATGCAACGCACGACATCGGGCAGCTTCAGGTCGGCACGGCAAACCCAGTGAATGAAACATTCGCATTATCCGATTTCCAAGCAGGCGACCTGTTAAATGCTGATGGTAGTTGCGATGTTAGAATCTATGTAACCAATCCGACGCCTGCACTCGTGGACCTTTGGGTGGATTACCTTTGGGTCGAAGTCGATGTTGTGACTCATGGTTATACGTCGCCTATTGCAATATCTGACACATTGGCTCTTGTGGGTGCCAATGAAACCTGCTTGAAGGTCGATACTGACCTCACGACGGCTGCAACCGAGATATGGGAAGGCATCCCATACAGCGTGTGCGAATATATCCATCACCACATCAATACGATTGTCACTGCTGGCGATAATCAGACCACATTAACCACAAGTATCGAGGAAACCACAGGTGTTACCAATGCTCATTGGGAGAAGAAATCAAGGCTTCAGATGTTGAGAGAACTTGCGAAAGAAGATGCCACTGTATTTTGGCTTATCCTTGGTGGAACCGAAGTCCAGTGGAAACAGACCACTGATGCGGTCCATACAGACCTTACCGACGCGGATGTTCTGAAATGGAGTCCCGAAGGTTATGATTTCGACAAGATGAGGAATGATTACACAATATATGGCATAACACTGAATGATGCAAAGGTCGCGGGAACCCATAATGATGCGGCAAGCATTGCAAAGTATTTAGCAACCAAAAGTGATGTTCAATCAACTCGTGCTTTATCAACTGCCGATGCAACTGCTATGGCCACTGCATTGTGCCATAAGAACTGCGAGCTCTCGTATATGCTGAAGGCCGAACTTGCTGGTCTATCGTCTATTCGGCTCGGTGATTATATCGAGGT